GTCATAGTTGATTCCTCATTACATAATCTAAAGCTCTTATAGCTTCTTTATCAAGTGGTCTGTTTTCATACCAGTTACCGGTATCCATATCTAATTCTCTGCACATCCACGCAATTTCCTTAGCTGTTATAGGGTATTTAGCCTTTATAGCATTACCTGCTAGGGCCACCATAATTTGATACATCTTATAATACCAACCAGAACCACTTATGACTTTATAGTCAAGTTCTAGCTGTTTAGGAAAGAATGGACAATCACGATAAGATGTCCACTTTACATCCGTATTAGTGAGAGAATTCATTGTATGGTTTATCATTGCCTCTTGCATAGACTTAGGTAATTTATCAAAGAAAGAGTTACCAGTTTTTTCTATATACTCATGGGTATCCATTAACAACTCTGGGTCCATTGGATCACCTTCATTGGTAAAGATAAAGTTATTAGCATTTGCATACTTGCCTGGTATATAGTACATTCTGGATAAATCTTTAGTTTGGATATCACCCATCTCACCGAGTTCTGTGTTTAGAGAGAACCAAAAATGTTTAATTTCTTCTCTATTAACCTCTCGGGTAAGAGGAAAGACTAATCTGAACTTGGGAGTTTCTTTAGTAGAAGATGCTGTAGAATAACAAACGAAATGATATTTACCACACTTCTGCTTTAAGAATTCGTGTAGGTCACCTTCAAAGTCATCTACATCTACTGCACACCATCCACCCCATTGAGTCACATTATCATTCTTTCTGGTAGTACCATCGAGATATGAAGCTGGTGACATGAGGTATGCAGATATTTTATCTTTTCTAGGGATACTAGCCAGTTTATAGAGCACTTGCTCAAATTGGTCGAAAGAATCAAAGTCAATCTTGTTGACCGTCTTAGTATCGTATAGTGACTTAAATAGTGTACCTGAAATCATAATGTATATTATATCATATAATGGATGGTTTGTAAACCCCTAATTAAAGAAAATCCAATAAATTATTCCCATTGAAATCTATGTCTTCAGCCTTAGGCATTTGTTTATACTTATCCCAGACCCTAGATGGGGCAACGTGTAATCTACCATTCTTCTCTACTAATTTAAAAGCACCTGGCCAGTACTTCTGTAAAGCTTTAGATCGGTTAAGTCTACCATCACCAGCATGTACGGTATCGGTATTACCACCTTTATATTGGCCGGTGGCGGCTTTAGACATGAGTAGTTTATTAAATAAAATTGTACAATATCCGCTGTCTAGCACTTGTAAACTGTAGTCAGTATCCTCAATACAATCGTGTCTATAGTTAATATCAAGCTCGTTGTTAACGAGAACACAGCTATATGCTTGTCGATTAATTGCCAGTTGATTTTCTTTAGTCCAGGCAAACATAACATGAGACAGTGAAGCAATACCTATATTATCAAACCGAGTAACAATATGCTCTGCCGCTGATAATATGTTTCTAGTATTCTTTACTACATTCTTACCATCTTCTCGGATTCTAAAATCTTTTATATTATCGTCTAATTGCCAGTGATATTCTGCACCAATAGATAGTGAATGTTGTTTACATGCGTTTCGGACATAACCAATACCTTGATTATTTTCTTCCATCTTTACGAGCTGAGTAGAATCATAATGCTCTAAATAGTCATTATAATCCTGGGGCTCAACTACTACATAGAAATCTATATCAACATCTTCTAAAGCTTGAGTGGTTAATTTTAAATCACTTCTACCTTTAGAAGGTATATACATTGGAAATCTAATATCTATATGGTCACTTAAATTATCAAGTGTGTCCTTACTAAAATTTTCTAACCAATCGTTAGTCATTACTCCATAACCTGCTCGATATCCATACCGTCTTCTTGTTCTTCATCAATGTAACGCATCAATGAATTTGCTTTCTTATCCAACACTGGGTACCAAATACTTTTAGTTCTGTGTGTCATATTACGTTGGTCAATCAACTCAGCAAATTCTCTGTAGTCTTCTGCATTTCTAAAACGAATCTTAATCATTTTATATGCTTCTGCCTGGGGTTGGTTAAACTCCGGCATATCATCCCAATCATATGGTGTTGTTTCTTCTTCTGATCCATCTAGCACAAATAAACTTTGTGGTTCATAATTGATAGATTTATTTACATCTTTATTCGACATCTAATTCCTCCTGTTCATTTAGATTATCACTACTATTTAGTTTAACTAATTTCATACCATAATTGTTTGTACCCTTGGGTATATTAAGGTCAGACCGTTTAGTAGGTTTGGTCTTTTGGAAAACAGTATAATCAATATGATGATGCCACCTTTCCCATTTACGAGTTATCTTAACTTCATCTGGATGTTGAGCATGTAAAGATTCTGCAAACTCTCGCCTTTCATCAAACTTCTCGTCACCCTTTCGGTCGTGTTTAGTACCAGCCTGTTCAATGTTATACACCTCTTCAGTGTTACCACCTTTCATTGTAAGCGTAGCAACTTTACCACATAACATATTATTAAATAGAAATGTATGATAACCAGATTTCATCACATTTAAAGACAAGTCAGTATCTTCATTGAACTTACCTCTCCAAGAAATTTTCGGAAAGATATCATTTGATAGTAAGATACAAGAATAGATTCTAGTATTGTGATAGTATGGTGGGCGCTTTGTAAATGCTGGACAAAAGAATGCATAGTTCATACCAGACATTTTAACATCGGTATACCTATCAGTAAAGTCTTCGCATGTTCTAAAGCATGTAGGTGTTGTAATTTTGGTCTTTCTATTATTATGTAACCTATAGAAATTGTGGATATTATCATCCAGAATCCAATGACGTTTGTGGCCTTCGTTGATAGAATGTTCCCATACCCAGTTTCTTACTGGTATAGAACCACCTAGCAAACCCGTAACGTCACACCTTCTAGCCCATCTTGGGTTCTCTCTGAAATCATCAGGTAGTACCAATAGTCTACTAGGGTCAATTACAGCCGCATATGCATCATATTCAGATTTCTCTATAACTACCCTATACATAGCACCCATCTCATCCAGAGTCTTGACTGTCAGCCTAGAATCTGCACGACCTTTAGAGATGATATAAATTGGATATCTTGATTGCATATTAAATTCCTGTAATAATGCCTTGTTTCGGTGGTACTACAATACCCGAATTCATAGATTTAATCTGTTCAACCAATTCATCTGCAGGGTCTACAATAAAAAGAACGAATCTTTCTGCAATTGTAATACCTAGTTTAGCTTTGGTATAGGCCATAAATGGCATGAATCCGATCTTACCTTCACCCGCTGGGATGAGGCTATAACCGTCTGTGATTGTGACACTATTGTCACGACTTACTTCTACATTGCCGATGATTTCTTCACCGGATGATAGTCTAACTAATTTCATTTTTTTTCTCCGTTAATGTGTATATTATAACATACTTTTTATAAAAAGTAAAGTGTTTATCCAAAAAAACTTTCCAGTGAGGATTGTTCTTCAGACGACCAACCGATTGATTTTAATATAGGTTCAATCGGACCTAAGAATGTCTTCTCAAATTGAAGTTCATAGTCTATGTATTTAGCCAGGGCAAATTCTTCCGGCAAATATTGAGTGAACCCAATAACGTTTTCTTTCAAGCTATTAGGCTTTTTCAAATAGACAAACTTAATCTTCTCGCCATTCTTTATATGTTCATACTTCTTATTTAGACTATAATTATCCAATAGGTGATTGTGTAGCAGGGCCGCACGAACATGAATTGGAGTACCCTTACGGTATATAGTAGCTGAGTCACGATAGTCAGTGACATTAGATACACCACGTGGAAACGCAACTTTATCAGCTGGTAATGTGGTGAAGTATTGTTTGAATTGTTTAATAGATTTCTGTACGGTTGCCTCGTCGGATACCATAATCACTTTAAAGATTTCTTTTAGAGCATCACGACACGGTTCTGGCGTAGAAGATTTAATTGCCTCAATGCCCATGATTTTTAGTTTGGGTTCTGAATAACGAACACCTTCATTATCAAATACATTAAGGATATATCTTTTCTTGGCAGTCCATATGCCACGATCGGCGATTACTTCTCGTTTCATAACCATTCGATTTTGTATGCCACCCATCATTGAATATAGATTATCATATGCATCTGCAAGTACTGGTTCCAATTTCTCTTGGGCAACTGTATCAAGAAAGTCAATAGGGTTGGATGGATTAACGGCCTTTACTAGGTCATCCATATTCACATAGAGAGAATCTGTGTCGATTGCGATAACATAGTCTTTATTGGTTTTAAGTATAGACTGCATATATTTGTTAATGGCAACCTCGGCCCAACGAATAGTGAGCTGACCGGAGAGTGTAATAGCCTCTGCAATTCTCTGATCAAAGAATCGGAAGTACTTATTACCCATTGCGCCATATAAACTGTTTAGAAGAATCTTTATAGCCATCTGTCTGTTCTCAGCAATATTGATTCGTCTTTCTATATCATATAGTGCTTGTTTGTCTTTCTTATCCACCTTCTGCAGTTCTTTCTGGGCCTGAATCATTTCTTTCTTGATTCCAACACGTTCACTATACATGCCATCTACAAGAGTTGGCATAAAGCCTTTCTTATCTGTTCGGAACATCTGTCCGTTACCACCGATTGCTTTGCCTGGGTTGTCAAACTTATAACCATCCAGTAATTTTTCAATGTCTACGTTCATGACTTCACCATTGGCAATAGTCTCTGTCGACATATTATACTGCATAATCAATGAAGGGTATAGTGAGTTAAGGTCAAAAGATACTACGTTCTCATGCAAACCAACTACTGGGTCTTTTACATAACCTCCAGGATAGTCTGACTTGATTTTATTTTCATAGAAAGGTATTGCAGTTTTATTCGCATACAAATATCTGTGTATGATTGATTCCCATATGGAAGTTACACCAAACGTGTCGGAATAGTTAACACCACCTTGATACGCCATAGTAAGGCACAGAGTAATAAGACCCATCTTGTCTTCTAACCGATCAACCAACTCTACGTCTTTGATATTATAATCAATGAATTTCTGATGGTCAAACTTGTATAGTGTATGGAGTGAGCCGTGTTCTTCGTATGATAATTTCTTCTCGCCGAGTACTACATTTGCAATATGGTCTAGTCGGTAAGACTCTTGCGTACCATAAGAGTAACCAAATTTTTGAAACAATTCAAGGTAATCAATAGTGGATATGCCTTTGAGGTCATATGTGGTTTGTTCTCTACCCATCATCTTTACATCATATCGGTCAACAAGACCCCAGGGAGAGAATCGTTTGGCCATATCATCGCCAAGTATTTTAATTGTACGGTTAACTAGATATGGGACATCAAAGAACCTAATGTTCCAGCCAGTAATAATATCAGGGCAGTTAGATGGCAGACACCAATGAAGTATAAAGTCTGATAGAAGTTCAGCCTCTGTGGCACACTTCTTGTAAATCACACGGTTATCTTTCATAAGAGATGCGTCTACATCATAATCATTGAGTCCCCACACGTAGTATGTATTGTCAATGTTATTCTTCATAGCGATTGATATTACGGGGTATTCAGCATCATCTGGTTGTGGGAAACCTTCATCAGAGGCTACCTCGATATCAAATGATGTTACATTAATCTTATTTCGATCCCAATCAATAGTGCCGGGAAATGAATCATTAATGAATGCTGGTATATATCTGTCATTACCAAAGATGTGACGACCGGCTGTAGATTTATTAGCTGCGATCCATTCTTTGGCATCTCGCATAGAATCCATCTGGATAGGAGCAACTGGGACTCCGTCTAGGGATTTCCAGTCTGTCGGTTTAGGGGTATTTACAAACAGAGTTGGCTTGTATTTGATTTTCTCTTGTTTCTTTTGGCCGTTTTCATAGCCACGATAGAGCAACATATTGCCATATCTAGTTACGTTTGTGTAGAATTTCATAACGAATTGTTCACCTGTTTGATAATATGTATATTATAACATATATTATAGCAAAAGTAAAGGGATTATTGCATTTATATGTACGAAAAAGTGTAGTTTGTCGACACTTTGCATTTATATGTACGAAAAAGTGTAGTTTGTCGACACTTATATGTAGATAAGATTGGGGGAGTTTTTACGTCCCCCGCATGATTGTCAAGTTGGTCTTAAAAATTTGCAGCTTGTAATATCATAATCGCTGGCGCTAATCCTAATATGATTAGTGCTGTAATTAGACATAATGTGCAATTCTTTAAGGCCTCGGCAACGTCATCATATTTTTCCACAAAGTGAATGATATGTTTCATGTTGTTTCTCCAGTAAATGTGTTTATACATATCTACCGAGTTTCGCTGCTCACCGGAATTACTCTTGCAAGAATTCCTTCTTCTTTGATGCCCCAGCAGACCCTATTTCGATCTTCCTAGGACGCCTCTCTTCTGGAACTTCTACCCTGGCATTCACCACAAGTATTCCATTCACAAGATTGGCACCGTCAATAACAACAAATTCAGAGAGTCGGAAGGACTTCTCAAATTTGCGGGACGAGATACCTTTATGTGCATACTCTCTGTTATCATCATCTCTGGACCCTTTTACTAAAAGAATACCATCCTTAACTTCTACTGAAATGTTATCTTCAGAGAAACCAGCAACAGCTAGTTCAATAATGAAATTTTCATTATCGACCTTCACAACATTGTGGGGTGGATAGTTGTCTTGCGATCTTCCAGCTGAGTGGATTCTCTCAAGTTCGTTTAGTATGGGTTCAAACCCGATGAATAAAGAACGCGGCACGTTCATAGTATTTCTTACCATAGCTTCCTCCTATTTGTTTAGCAAGGTTAAAATGTGGCCCCGACAATTCGGCAACCACATTTATTTATACAACTTTCGTTGTTAGTTTAGACACTTCTTACAAACTTTATTGAGTCTGCCGGATTTCATAAATTTGTGAAATGATTTCCACGCGTCTTTAATTTTTTTCTCCATTACTGTTACCTATATTGTATTTAGGACACAGTTCCCATTGCGATTTCTCTTTATATGGAATGACCTTTATTTGACGCAACGGGGCCAGATCTTTAACTGTTGAGGGATTTAGTATGGTTACTAGCCCCCAATCAGCTAGAAGAGTAGCAATTGTGTTCCTACGTTCTAGGTCATTCTCTATTAGGTTAGAAGGTTTACCATCTAACAAAAATAGTTCTTTAAAATGTACAATAAAGTATCTACCTTGTTTGTGCAAGATATGACACGATTGGTACAACTTTTGATCTTTGCGGGATGCAACTCCAATACGCGTTAAAGTCTCACGTATCTTTAAAAAGTCATCCGGTTCGTTGAGGGTAATTTCCAGCATATCAGCTGGTACCCAATTTTTGATTTCAATATTTTCGTTTTCCACCTTTATAAATCCTTTGTTTCAATAGTTCAATTTGTTCATCATTAAATAATGGCAAGACGGACTTAGCTTTTTCATTACTATATCCATAATATTCTTTAATGAGTTCAAGGTTGTTAACCTCCTGTGGTTTTAGCCATTTGGAGAACCTTTTCTTCTTCTTAATTATATTTATAAGAAAACAATATTGAAGCTTACTGTCTATTGTATGGTGGACATTCATCTCGTTGGCATATAGAACCGTATCATTAAAGTATGATAAAGCCCTATTAACCATAAAAGCAGGGTAAGCCTTTTCCGAAATATCATCATGCATAATATCCTTCTTAGTGATATTGATGCTGTTTACATAATCAAAGGGGTTACTCATTTAAACTTAACTCCAGCCATGATTTCAGTGCAGCATGCCACGATATTCAATTCGTGATCTGCAACGAAAGCATTCTTGTACTGATAATCAGCAAGAATAAGGACAAGCTGAGGAATAGATTGTGGTTCTACAAACTCTGCCATGTTGTCATATATCTTACGGAATACAGCGGCTGGTTCTGTATCTATGTTATCTGCAACCCAT